ACCAACTTTACGGAGAACCAAATAACACTGGGCTTCAGCACCAGCAATCGAAACAACAATATCTTGAGTATTTTGAATAGTGTCAGCAATACCATTACCTGTTCCAAGGTCAACAGTTCCTTCACCTTCAGAACCAATTGTGAAAATATTTACTGAATTTCTAGTAATAGTAATCGTTGAAGACGGCAAACCAGTATATTGTAATTGAGCAATATTAACTGTTTGAGTTGCGCCACTTACTTCATCAGTAGTAGCTACACAATCAGTTTGTAAATCGATCGTTGCAGATGCAGCTGTTCCAGCAACTTTAACAACTGTTTCGTTATTTGTGCACTTTAATATAGTTTTTGTAACAGGCATCTTATTCCCCGAGTTCTTTTATGATTCTAATGAAGTTGTCTTTACTTTCTCGCATATATTCAACAATTTCATTTTTATCTGCCAATATATTATTTAGCATTAATTGAGTATCTTCATCTATTGCAACCACAGAGCCATCGTTTAATTCATATTGTAATTTTCCAGCAAACTCTGCTGTTTTGGATTCTTTAATTGCAGTCACAACTGGATCAACTGTAAACATATTAGAAGAGGCAAGTTCTATGTATGATTCTACAAGAGTATCTGTAATCTTATCGATATTATGATATTGTCTTATATAGTGTGCGACTTTTTCTTCTGGGATCGTATTGTCAATATTTTCTAATAGTTTAGTATCTTCAATATATTTTTTAGCGTATTCCCTTGCCTCTTCTAATGTGCTCAAAGTTTTTACATAATGATTATTTACAAACACTTCATTCTCTGGTGTAATTTTTACATCTTCACCATAAATGAAAAGTGTTTGGGCAAGTCCTGATTGTTCTAGGACTTGCTGTTTAAATGTTGAAAACGATTTACTCATTCTCTTCAGTAGTTTCTTCTTCTGTTTCAGTTTCTGTTTCGTCAGATACTTGTTCGTCAGAAATTTCTTGTACAGCTTCTGGAGCTCTAAACATATTTTGGGACATATCGTTGCGCATAGCGTCTAATCTCTCAGATACTTTAGCAACCATAATGTTATTAAAGCTGGCTTCAATTTTACTTGATTCGCCAGTTTCAATTGCGTCGATCAAATCACGAGTACTCATTTATATCTCCTAGTTATTGTTTCTGCTGTTCAGGTTGACCCATCCCAGCGTTTTCTAATTCTTGTTGTTGGGCAACTTGTTGCATACCCATCATAGCACCTTGTTGTTGAGCATTAGACATTTGATAATTACCTTCAACTTCAATCTGGTCTTCAATGTCTTCAATCTGTTCTTCTGACATACGAAGAACATTTTTCTTAACCCAATCAACTGAATAAAACTTACCAATATATGGCTCAATCATTTGTAATGCTTGCAATCTTTGAGTCAATAATTCTGAATCTTTTAACTCAGCGAAAGCATTATCTTTCATAAAGTCGTAACGGATATCTTTCTTAATAAGATCCCAGTCAGCTTCGTTGATAACACCTTTGGCAATTAATTGAATCTTTAATGCATCATTAAACAAACCACTAAACTTCTTACGCAATCTTGCAATATATTTCTGAAACTTTAATTCATCGCGACTAATTTCTGTCGAACGACCAAGAGTAAATCCAGTATCAGACTGTAATCTACTTGTTGGTACATTTAATGCTTGATATAATTTAGTTTGGAAATATTGGATATCTTGGATATCACCAAGATTTTGACCACCTGGAAGTGTAGTAATCTCTGTACCTTTACCACCTTCTCTTCGTGGCATCCAAAAATCTTCAAGCATAGACAAATGTTTACGATCATCTCTTACTTCACCTGTATTCGCATCGTAAACAATTTTATTCTTATAACGATTCATCAAATCATTAACATATTGCTCTGCTTTTATTTTTGGCAGATTACCCACATCAACATAAAATATTCTGCGCTCAGGAGCACGGCTGATTCGATAAATTACTACAGCGTCCTCAATCATTTTTAATTGATTCACTGGTTTAATTGCTTTATGCAAATATGATAACATCATACCAGTATTTAAATCAACCATACCAGAACCACAATATAATACAGAGTCTAGAGTTAATCTAACACCCTGAGTTGTTTGTTCTGTAATTCCTTTGTCGTTGTAGATATAGTATTCGTCAACCGACACAACAACTTCAACACCTTTAGGATTCTTTTCCTTCTTGACATTTTTGATCCTACGAATCTTGCGAGGATCAATTGGTCTTAATTCTTGAATCCCGTTTCTTGGATTCTTTTCATCAATTAAAATGTGGTAATTTAATCTTCCATCAATATACCACTGTCTAAAAATATCGTGACCTTTATCGCTAAATTTGAGTAAGTTTAATACTTCATCAAACTCTTCACGAATTTTCTTTTTAATATTATCTGAAACATTTACATCGTCAGTAACTAACTTGACTGCTTCGCTATCTTCTTCTACAACAATTGCCTCATTCACAATGTCGTCGATCGCTGTATCACAATCTGGATACTGAGCGACTTCTCGATATCTGCGAATAAGATCGTTTTCATTTTTAACAATACCCTCTAAGTCAACGACTAGAGAATAATATGCACCAGCATTAACCGAACTGGTTACCGTTGATCCATCATCAGCAATCGGAGCTACCACTGAAGGTAGCTCTTTTGCCTTTTTACGACTTATTTCAAAACCGAATAATTCAGCCATTATATAACCTCAAGTTAAAATCCTACCCCAATCCTAATTGGATTAGAGTGGGAGTGGGAACGAACCAACTGGAGTATTGACTGTAGCATTAACGCCAAAGGCAGCACCTTCAGTAGAAGTGTTCGAAGTCCAGTAATTGTATTGGAATGTCACATCAAATGTTTCAATTTGGTTAGTTGTTTCATAATCCAATCCAACTGGACCAATGGCCACTGGATATGCATCACGGAACAAATAGTTTTTAACAGTAGAACCATTGCGATCTAATTGATTAACTGACAAATCAACTTGATAATCGCGAGGATTTACACGACCTAAAGTTGAAGAGTTGTTTTGAATTCCGTTTGACCAGACTTCAAAAGCATTTCTAATATTGAAAGTTGTATCATTATACACAGTAATTTGCCACTGTTCGAATGTACGCTCGCCAGCAAAATTAATTTGACGACCACGATATTGAATACCAATATTCTCTAATAGGGAAGTTGGTAATGTGGTTGCTTTACAGAGGAATTGACCTTGCAAACCAGCAATTGCACCTAGCGTTACATAATTAGGGAATGTTAAGTCCACTCGGAATTGATTAGGACGAGCACCGCCACCAATCAATTGGGCTTTAAAATCAGCAATATTTGCCATTTGTTATCTCCTTTTTCTCTATTTAGTCATTAACCACCGATCTCTGTGAAGTTCGCAGAAGAGCGAGCAGCAACAAAGTTCAGAGTAATAAAGTTAATAGAGCGATTTGGCTTGATAAAGATATCAGCAATGAATTCATTGCGGTCAATAACATCGCCAGTGTTATTAGTATCGTCGCACTTAACACGGAAATCAATAATACCACGACGACCTTGGACATCACGGAGGAATGGCTCGACTAAGTTCTTGAACTGCGCACGAGTAAATCCATCGTTGAATTCAAACAACTGAAACTTAGCAGCAGTTGCAATTGCTTTTTCGAGAGTAATAAACAGACGACGGACATTGATGCGATCGAAAGCACTTGGTTTAGTCTGCATTGTTTTATCGCCGAACAGGACAATTCCTTGACCTGGGAATGAAACAACTGGATTAACGCCAGCTTTGTAAAGCGTGTCGCGATTTGTTTTGTCTGGATTGTGAGCCAAGCGAACAACATTCTTAATCTGACCACGATTATATCCACCTGGGGAATACCATGGGTCGTTGGTGTAATCAGTACGAGCACACAAACCTGCCACATCAGCATTTAATGGGACATAACGATACTTGTCATTATAGCGATCGTATTGATATTTGTAACCAGAATCAATAACAGCATAAGAATGGATTACATTGACTGCATTACGGAATGTTACGATAGCATCAGTCTCAGTTGAAGAGTTACCGACAATAACATCACCAGTAGTATTATCTTGCGGAGAAATAAATGCAACGCAATCAGCACGAGTTTGTGCCAGATCAGCGATAATCTTAGCAGTCGCAGCATTTGCTTTACCAGCGATAATTAAACTTACATCATAGAGTTCAGCATTAGCAAAAAGATTATACGCAGCTTGTTGTTGACCAGCAGTCATTGAATAATCGTCAACACCACCAGCTAAACTTAATGATACAGCAGAAACCAATGCTGTAAATGTATTGCTCGATGCGCTTGTTCCCCAGTCAGAACTAGCAGGATAATCAGTCCACCAAATATAATCTGAGTTTGCGTTGATTACATCTTTATAGTGATTGTTTGTTCCATCTGGCTTTTTACCATCGCCAGCTTTAGAAACGAATGCATATTTTTCTAGCACAGCTCCTGGTGTACCAGTCCACTCGCCATCTTCGTCAATAATGATAATATGCATTTCATCATCAGAACCACCAACACTGGCAGCATAGGAAGAAGTTCCTGGAGCAGCATCAAATTCAAGTTTATATGTCCAAGCTGCAAAAGTTGTTGAGTCAGCATAAGAAACTTTTAATGAATTTCCAAGAGTGCCTGGGAATTTAGCAGCAAATTCTCCAGTAACAGCAGCTCCTGATGAGAATGATGCTAGATAGTGCTCAGAGTTTCTAATTTTTACTCCAGCAGTAGCAACAGTTCTATTCAATAAAGCAGTAACTCCTGATGGAGGAGCTGCTACAGTAATTGTTGGAGCAGTAGAATAACCAGTACCAGCAGTAACAATTGTTGCAGAAGCAATGCTTGAAGAAGCAATAGTAACTGCACCAAGAGTAGCATTTCCTGCACTAACTGTAGCAGTAACAGTACCTTTGTATCCTGTACCACCACCAACAACAGTAATTGTATCAATAGATTGGTTTGGAGCAGTACCGATCATGTTTACAGTAAAGGTTGCTCCAGATCCGCCACTAGGTGCAGAAATGTTAATATTTGGAGCAGCTGAGTAACCAGATCCGCCACTAGTTACAGCAATAGCAGTAATAGCACCGCCAGAAAGTGTAACTGTTACAACAGCTTGAGTACCACCAGCTTCATCTGGAGCACTTACTGTTACGGCAGGGGCAGCAGCAGTAGAACTATAACCAGAACCTGCAGTTCCAACTGTTACAGTTGCTAATCCACCTGTTGGTGTAGAAACAGCATTTTTACCATTGGTAGAATCTGCACGAACGAGCAACAGATTATTAGCATATGATAAAAAGTTTGCTGCTGAAAAAAATGAAGCGAAGTTGGAGTCGTTAGGTTTACCGAATTGCTGAACCAAAACATTTTCCGAAGAAACTGTGACTGGTTGCAATACTGGACCCCAAGCAAAAGAACCTGCAAAAGCACCAACAGAAGAACTAACTGCTGGAACGATTGATGAAAAGTCTTTTTCTACGACTGCAACACCTGGACTAAGTTGAAAAGGCATTGTAATTCTCCTTGTTACATGTACATGTTATTTGTTTGTGCCATTTGAGTTTGAGCATTCACTAGATTATTTAGTAAAATCAACTTTTTAAAAGTTGTGCAGAACTGGTTCTTCCGAACCTTGTCCATCGCTAATAAACCCAAATGGGGTTAGTTCATCTTCAATCATCTTAATGCGGGACTTATAAATTAGTTCCCTCATGTTTATATCATTCAAGTCTTTAAAATATGGTTGGGTTGTTAGCCAACCAAAAAGAACTAGAGTCATAACTAAATCGTCAGTGTATCCATCGTCTGCAGCATAAGACCCTCTAGATTCAATAAAAGTTGTAATCTCTGAAATAGTATCTGCATCTGGAATTAACAATTTCTGCTCTTCCACCAGAGTCTTTAAGTTCATACAACCAATTCGTTTTACTTTTCTATCTGTCAAAACACCCAATTGTGCACGACCACCACCAAATCCACCTGAAACAGTTTGACCAGTGGTAGATCTATTTACAAATAAGATGTTTTCATATTCTAATTCTTGGTGCAGAATAGAAG